TTAAAGGATATTATTAACAACAATGGTGAGATAGATTGTGATCTTAAAGATTACCTAGAGTTGGATAATAACCCTTATGAAAGATTATATGATGAACTGTTAGAAGGGTGGAGAGAGTAACAATGAACAACTCTAATTTGCCCCCTATACTTAATACTAAAGAATACAAATCATTAGTAGAAAGGTATAAAGAAGAGGAAGAAAAACAACGTAAATATTGTTATAAACCTTATCGTACTTTACACAATTATTAACTATGTGCTACGGAAATCTAAGAAACAAATTAACACCTTATCCTAAAAGTCGTAAGGATAAAGTAATACAAACTATGCAAGAACATGATCCTAGTTTGTATAAAGAAATCATCCGTTATTTGCAGGATGGTAATTACTACAACCCACTCTAATTTAATCCCATGAATGTTAATGAAATTGAGAGATTACAAGAGCAAGCAGTTAACTTATGTGATCTAATTGAGGACATAAGTGAACAATACTGTGATGAACATTTAGTCTCAGGTGAACAATTCTATGTAATGTTACGTGCTTTAGTTGATTGTAAGTTAAGAGAATTTCCATTTGATTTTGATAGTTTTGAGGAGGAGATTGATGACTAAAAAGAAAAGAACTCAAGGCGAATTACTCGAAGAAATTAGTTACAAACTGACTGTAGTTATAGATCAGTTAGATAACATTTTAAATTACAAACCGCCAGTCGAAGATGATAATCAACAAGAGCAATATCCTGAACAAATTGATAATGAAAGAGGTGATTATGCAAGTCTATTTGGTACACTTAGTGAGAGGGATTTAGATGCTTAATAGTATAAAAGATGGTTACAATTTACTCTTTTGGGTATTCGTTATTATCTGCTTATATGGTAGTGGTAATAGTGAACAATTAAAGGAAGATTACACATCAGTAAGTAATAATAATATAGAACAAATAAGGACAGAAAGTAATACTGAGTGGGGGAGTATTGCAGACCCAAGTTATTAACAAACCTGTGGAAAACTATTGTACTAAATGTTAATTAAGACTCTTTAATTAGGGTCTTTTTTGTATCAATTAATACACAAATCATTTAAAAAAGTATTATAAATGGTCTAATAAATAGGGGTTCGTTGTTTATACCTTTTCCACAAGTATGTGTAAAAAGTGTTATTTAATGGGGAAAAGACTGTGGAATAAGTTGTTAATAACCGTTGTGTAATTGTGTTGTTAATTGATAGTTTTAGTGTTATAATAAGGTGTGATTAAATGTTAGTTTTTGTAGTGATCTAAGCGAGCGTAGTATAACACGAGCGAGCGAGAATTACAAGACCCTCGTTAACATTTTGTCACCCAAATCCCCCCACCCAAACTAAAACCCAAACCGTTTAAGTTCCAGTTCGTTATTGTTACATAAGGGACACACAGTACTTGACAGATAGTGGGTTTATTCCTATAATAACAGTAATACTTTCTATGACCTAATCTGATGACAGTTCTTTACAATCAGGCAGTTAAAAAGAAGACTAGAATAACACTTGAAGTAGAGACGCTAAATGACTTTAATCCGCACCAAATTGACTGGAGAAAAGTATTACAATTAGAGGATAATGAGTCTGTAGAAAGTTATACTGAAGAACTTGATATTCCCTGCGTATGGTAACACTTTAGACAGTCAAATCTGTGAGGAGTTGTTGTTACTTATGGGGGACCATTAAAGTGTACCTATAGTGTAGAAATCAATCAACCTAAAATGTCAAACAGTCCCGCACAGTTTGTATCAGTTAACTTCGCCAATTTTCTGCTAGATAATGCAACAAATGGCAATGAAATCTTATCAGTATTAGATGATCTTTACGAGGTGCAATCTACCCCACTATAAGTAACACAAATTATGCACATATTGCCCCCTGTTTAATAACACTTAGTGGTTACACAGTTGTTGACACTCAGGGGCAGTAATGTTATAATATTAAATATAACATAGCAAGCACACAGTTACTAACACAAATTAAGAACAGATTAGCAGTTCTTAAATAATGCGTATTGGCAGTTATTTGCCCCTTATGTGTTTGCCGCCCCCGTTGCGATGCCCGTGGCTTAAAACGGATAGAGACCCTAACCTACAGAGGTGACAATTCGAGATGTATATATAAAAATCTCCGAAATTTTTTTTGACCTTTTTTAGGTTTCTATATAAAAAAATCCCCCATAATTTTTCGATGGACAATACGACTTATCACATCTATGCAAAAGACCGAGTGCTATATTGTAATCTAGATGAAGATGAGTTTGAAGAAAAATGGGAGTTACTGCAAGTAATGGTAGGGTTGCTCAAAACTGATTATACTGAAAGAGATTTGTCATATATTAAACTAGGACCAAAGTGCGGAGTGGGCGGACCAGGTAGAGTTATTCAGAAAACGCCCATGTGGGAAGAAGATAGTTATTAACCCTTGGGTAAACCGCCCTTGGGTTTTTTTATTGACATACTACATAAAATACACTATAATTGATATGAAGGTATTAAAAAATTATGGCAAAAGGATTTACTGTTAAAGCTGCTAGTCCCAAAGCAAAGGCAAAAGATGAATGGGATATAGATGCAATCAAAGCAAGAATGAAAGGTAAAGCAATTGTCTTTTGCCTACCTGGTAGAGGAGTCTCATATACTTACTTAAAGAATTTTGTACAACTATGTTTTGACATGGTTCAGAATCAGATGAGTATTCAGATATCTCAGGATTATTCATCTATGGTAAACTTTGCAAGATGTAAGTGTCTTGGAGCAAATGTATTACGTGGTAAAGATCAGATTCCTTGGGACGGGAAGTTAAACTACGACTACCAGTTATGGATTGACTCGGATATTGTCTTTGACACAAACAAATTCTGGCAGTTATGTGATCTTGCATGTCCAGCAGAAGCACAAAACGAAGACGGCTCAATAGATGATGACAAGTGCCGTAAGATAACTGCTGGTTGGTATGCCACTGAAGACGGCAAGACTACCTCTGTCGCACATTGGTTAGACGAAGAGGACTTCCGTAAGAATGGTGGAGTTATGAACCATGAGACTGTGGATTCTATCAGTAAGCGTAAGAAACCTTTCACTGTAGACTACACAGGTTTTGGTTGGGTAATGATTAAGCACGGCGTATTTGAAAAACTTCCTTATCCTTGGTTTGCTCCTAAGATGCAAGTCTTTGAATCAGGGGCAGTTCAAGACATGTGCGGCGAAGACGTATCATTCTGTTTAGATGCCATTGATGAAGGCATGGATATATGGTGCGATCCTCGTATTCGTGTAGGGCACGAAAAATCTCGTATTATCTAATGGAGAAGAATCTTCAGAAATGGGCAGACTTACATTTGCCCAATAAGACTTCAGATGACTTATGGGATTTACAAGCAGCGATTCTCACCGAACTCTCTCGTAGGGATGATGTAACATATCAGGTGCGTGTCTCGAAGGAGTCTTTAAAGGACAAATTTAAACAACTACGTATAGGAACAACTTAAATGGCAGTAAAAACAAAATCAGGAGCATGGGGATCTAGCGAATTTGTCGAAGCAACCCCGAAAAAGTCTCGTCAGGGAAGAGGAAAGCATTCCAAATATTCCGCAACGTCTCGAAACGGTCCCCGTAAAAGATATAGAGGACAAGGAAGATAATTCTAGACCCGAAAGGGTCTTTTTTATTGCTCTTAATAGGCACTTATACGCCCCTAGAAGACGTATTTAACTGATTTTATGAATATTCCTATAAGTACCATTATAACTAGTGTTAGTGTCGTTAATTTTGACGAAAAAATGGAAAATTCCGATAAGAAAATGCTTAGAGAAATTGCAAATGACAGTATAACACCCAAAAAATACGATTTTAACGTTCAAAATGACCTTTATGAGAAGAGAAAAGACGATTTTGAAGAAGATGGACTAGATTATGACATAGATTCGATTCCTCTTGCAGAATTTTAGTATATAAACCTTAATAAATAAAATATAATTGTAATAACTACATATCCTATGCCTTTAGAAAGGGTAAATAACGGTTTTAAAGACCTTAGTATGTCATTTCAGGCAAATCCCCTGACGAAAGACTTAATTGCACTCAAAAATGAGAATGCAATAGCTCGTTCATTGAAAAATATCGTATTTACTCTACCTGGAGAGAAGTTTTTCAACCCAGAATTTGGATCTCGTATAACTGCAAGTCTTTTTGAAAATATAAATGACGTTACTGCGTCAATTATTGTTGACGAAATTATTAGTTCTATAGAAAGATTTGAACCTAGAGTTGAATTATTGCAACCTGATGGAGTAAGAGCATTTCCTAATTATGATAATAACACTTTTGATGTGATAATTGGATATACAATAATAGGAACAGATGTTCCTGCACAACAATTAGAATTCGTTTTAGAATCAAACAGGTAATAAGATGCCATTAGTTAATTTCTCAAATCTGGATTTTGACCAGATTAAGACAACCCTGAAGGATTATCTTCAGACAAATGCAAATTTTACGGATTATGACTTTGAGGGGTCTAATTTATCGACTGTTGTTGACTTATTGGCATACAATACTTACATAACTTCATACAATGCCAATATGGTTACGAATGAAGTATTCATTGATAGTGCAACTTTAAGAGAAAATATAGTCTCATTAGCAAGAAATATAGGATATTTACCTCGTTCTAGAAAAGCATCTAGAACTTCTGTTAGTTTTTTCGTAGATACTACTGATATTATACCTTCTCCATCCATTGTTACTCTTAAAAAAGGAGTAGTTGCTACTACAGCAGGTGTTTTTGGTCAACAATCTTATATTTTTTCAATTTTAGAGGATATTTCTGTTCCTGTTTTCAATAATATCGCAGAATTTACTGATATAGTCGTATATGAGGGTAATGTTTTAAATATTGATTTCACATATAGCTTAAGAAACCCAACTCAGAAGTTTATTATACCAAATGCTGGTGTTGATACTGAATTAATTTCCGTACATGTAAAAAGTAACGAGCAATCAACTGCAAAAACCAAATATAATGCTCATAGCAGTCTTTTTGACATTAGTAAAGACTCAAAAGTTTATTTTTTACAGGAAATTGAAGATGAAAGATACCAATTACTGTTTGGTGATGGTGTTTTTGGTAAAAAATTAGAAGAAGGTAATTTTATAGAAGCAGATTATATTGTTACTAATGGTGATACTGGAAATGGAGTTGGTAGATTATCATTTGGTGGAAGTCTTACTTATAGTAGAAATGGTGAAGATTATAATATAACATCTGGTATTTCATTAATGACCACTAATACATTTGCTACTGGTGGTGAAATGATAGAGTCAATAGATTCTATTAGAAAATTTGCTCCAAGAATATATGCATCTCAGAATAGAGCTGTTACTGCTGCAGATTATGAATCTTTGGTTCCAGCAAGAATTTATCCTGAAACTGAGTCAATTTCAGTTTTTGGGGGTGAAGAATTGATTCCACCTCAATATGGAAAGGTTTTTATTAGTATAAAACCAAGAACTGGAGACTTTTTACCCAATCTCATTAAAGAAAACATTAAAATGAGGTTGAAAAAGTATGCTGTTGCTGGAATTGTTCCAGAAATACTCGATCTTAAATATCTTTATCTTGAAATTAGATCTCAAATATACTTTAATTCAAATCTTGCCCGAAATGGTGCAGTTGTTTCCGATATAGTTCAAAATAATGCAAATAAATACGCAGAATCTAGTGAGTTAAATAAGTATGGGGCAAGATTTAAATATAGTAAATTCCTGAATATTGTTGATCAAAGTCATGAAGCAATTACTTCTAATATCACAACAGTTGAGATGAGAAGGGATTTAAGATTGGTATTGAACAAAGTCACTGAATATTCTATTGGATTTGGTAATCAATTCCATATTAGAAGTATGAGTGGATATAATATTAAATCTTCTGGATTTACTATTGAAGGAATAACTAACACTGTTTATATTTCCGATATCCCCAATACAAATAGAGTAACTGGATCATTATTCTTATTCACTATTCCCAATCCAAATTCATATAGTCCAACTATTATTAGAAGAAATATTGGAGTAATAAATTATGTTTCTGGCATAATAACATTAAATCCAATTGTTACTACTTCTGGTAAAATAAAAGAAGGACAATCTATTATTGAATTATCAGTTTGTCCTAAATCTAATGATGTAATTGGATTGCAGGATTTATATTTACAACTAGATATAGGTGGTAGTATATTTGATCCTGTTGTTGATGAAATTGCATCTGGTCTTGACCCAGCTGGATCTAATTATATTGTAAGTTCAAGCTACATGAACGGCGCATTAGTAAGAGTATAACATGTCAGAAAAAAGAGTTTTATTCCAAAATATTGTTGAGAATCAAGTTCCAACATATGTACAGACAGAATTTCCTCTAGTTTCGGATTTTCTTAAAAGTTATTATGTTTCGCAAGAATTTCAGGGTGCTCCTGCTGATTTAATTCAGAATATTGACAAATATACAAAAATTGACAATTTAACCAATTTAACTAGTCATGTTGGATTGGGTGCTGATATAAATTTTTCTGCTACTACAATTGACGTTGATATTTCAAATTATCCTTCAGGAACTGATGGATTTCCTGATAATTATGGATTATTGAAGATAGATGATGAAATAATTACATATACTGGAAAAACTTCTTCATCTTTTACTGGATGTGTTAGGGGATTTAGTGGAATATCCTCATATAGATCTCTAGATCGTGCAGATCAGTTAGTTTTTGACTCAACAATATCAGATAAGCATGAAAGAGGTGCTGAAATAAAGAATTTAAGTGTTATTTTCCTTAAAGATTTTTTATTAAAGACAAAACATCAACTTTTACCAGGATTTGAAGAAAGAGAATTACATAAAGATATAGATCATAGTCTTTTCATTAAACATGCTACTGATTTCTATAAAAGTAAGGGTACTGATGGTGCTTTTGAAATTTTGTTCAGGGCATTATATAATGAACCAGTAGAAATTATAAGACCAAGAGATTTTCTTTTTACACCCTCAAATGCACATTATTTAATTACAAATGATTTTAATATTGAAGGTGTTGATGGAGATCCAATGGAATTGGAGAATGCTACATTATTCCAAGATAAGTATGGAGATCCGACATTTATTGAAAAGGCATATGCACCTATCACTAATGTTGAGGTAATTAGTCCAGGTATAACTGGAATTGCAAAGACATATTATAAAATTAGTTTAGATGCGGGATATAATAGAGATTCTAGAGTTCAGGGTGCAACTTATGGTACATTTGTTGTTCATCCAAAAACAAGATTAATTGGACAAGTTTCTGCTGGAACTACTATTTTAGATGTAGATTCTACAGTTGGATTTCCAAATTCTGGTGAATTATCTGTAACCTATAATGATACTACAACTGGAATTGTTTCATATTCATCAAAGAACTGGAACCAATTTTTTGACTGCACTAATGTAACAGGAATAATTCAAGATGCTGAAGATGTTGGTATTAATACGTATTGTTATGCTGCTTCTAATACAGGTGATGGTAGTGTTGTTAAAGTAAGGTTAAACTCGGTATTAGAAGATTTTGCTTTTGGTGAGGATAATAAGTATTATTCTCATGGTGATGTTGCAAGGATTAAAACTTTAGGTATTAATGACAATACTTTTAAGGGAAGAGGGTGGTTTTATAATGTTGCTTCTCAATATAATGTTAAAAATATAGAATTAATTGATTCTTCTGATAAGACTTATCTAGTTAATTTAGAAACAGTACATTCATTAAGAGTGGGTGATAATGTAGCACTTACTGGTACTGATAAAATAGAAAAACCTATTTCTATAATAAGTGAAATCAAATCTACAAAATCTTTTATTATTAAAGGTCAAGGAGATCTTACTACTAGCGATACTTATACTGTTAATAGAAAACTCTTAAAATCTATATCAAATACTTTTCCAGATTCTTCAAGATTTACTACAAACGTACAGAATACTTATAAGCAAGCAAATGATTTTTTAGTTGCATCTCCTTCTATACCAACATATAACGTTCAACCACTTAACGTTTCTAATCAATCTATTGAACTTAATGGAACATTTGCTGCTGGTGGAGCATGGCAAATTACAACAACTAAGGATCATGGTTATTATACTGGAGATGCTATTTGGTATACTCCAGAAAAAGTTGAAGAAACTTATATTGATACTTTTGGTGATACTAAAAAAAGAATTGTAACTTATAGTTATTTGTGGGATGAAGGTTTATATTTTATAAAGAGAATAGATGCATCTACAGTAAGGTTTGCTAAAAGTTTATCTGATGTATATAATGCCAATTTTATGGTACTTACTAATAATGTAACAGTTCAGAATAATAGAATAGAACCTTATAAATTTAAGCATAAAACTCTAGAATCACAAAAAATTATAAGATCTATTCATCAACCCGTAACAGATTCAACTATAACAAAAACTGCACCTGGTCGTACTGGAATTTTGATAAATGGGGTTGAAATACAAAATTATAAAGGAAGGCAAGTTGTTCATGCTGGAAAACTTGAAGAAATTGAAATATTGGCAGAAGGAGTAGGATATGATGTAGTAAATCCACCAAATTTAATCATTGGCGATAACGTAGGATTTGGTGCTACTGGTAATGTTGATGTAGTTGGAGATTTACAAGCTATTTTAGTTAAAGATAGGGGATTTGATTATAAAGGATTTCCTACTATTGAAATTAGTGGTGGTAATGGTGATGGTGCTGTTGCTGAACCAAATATGAAATTGATTGAGCATAAACCAACATTTAATGCACAACAAGTTAATATGATTGGTCTTGGTGCAACTCAATCAACAATTGGATTCTCTACTTACCATAAACTTAGAAATAATGAACCAGTTTATTATAGAAGTGAAGGTCAGGATGGTTTAGTAGGACTTACTACAAATAATTTATATTATTCTCATATAATTGATGAACATACTATTAAATTAATGCCAACACAAGCAGATTCTATTGCTGGTATTAATACAGCAGTAATAACTGATTATGGTGTTGGAAACCAAAGTTTAGAAACAGTTCATAGAAAACTTGTTTTAGATTCTATTAATATAATTTCTTCAGGAAGTGGATATTCTTATAAGAAAAGAACTACAACAACAGCAGGAATTGATACTTCTGCAAATCTTATTAATATTAAAAATCATGATTATCAGTCTGGAGAAATTGTAAATTATACAATAGAAAATTTAGTTGGCA